CACTCGTAAAGATGTAGATAAGGCAGCCCTTGACAGGCTGAATAGGAAGCAACGACCAGGTGTTATCCAGAAGTTAAGGCAGGTCGCACAGAAAAAGAGGACTTAGTAATGCCCCATACACCAACCCATACACAAAGGCCAGTTCCGGTACGTCCGTCTGAGCCGAGAACTACAAAACCGATAGAACCACTAAGCCCGATAGAGCAGGTAGCATCATTCCCCGGTGAGGCTGAATTGCAGCCGTTGACCAGAGAGGAGTTCGCTACTGCCGCCGAACCTGTTCTCTCGGAACGGCAAATGCTGGACGATTTGGCTAACCGGGTATTCCCGCAGGAACTCCCTGCTATATCTGAAATACCTGTAAGACCTTCAGAACCACGTGAGATACCGTCTGTTGGCTTTGAGACTATACTGAACTTTGCCTTCGAGGAACCGGAAAACTTTCTCATTGACCTTCAAAAGAAAGGTCGCACCGAAGACACTGTACTCCTGCTGGAACTACTTGGTGCCACTCCTGAAGATATTGATTTAATACTTCCTGAGATACAACCTCTAATAGTAATCAAGCAGAATGAATCGTCAAGAAAGAGAGTCCTCAATTCTGACCAGCTTATAGGTACTTGGCGAGAGTGGGAAGGTGTTACCTACGCACCCGGAACCTCTATTCCAGTAACTTTCTGGGAAGACCCCGGAGAGTGGTGGGAACAGTACAGGGCAGACGCAGAGGAGAGGCATGACCTCACCCGTGACGCTGCCGCTATACGACGTGCTACGACTGCTGAGATGCCCGGTATTGTCGGGCTTGTAAGTTCTCCTTTATGGAAGGGTGGACTAAGTACCTCCGATATTGCTGGGATAGGACTACTGGCTTACGGTACATATCAAGGGGCGAGAGTAGGCTGGGATATGTTTCTCAGGAGTTCGGTTATCAGAAACCTCAAGTCATGGCAGAAGTCGGCTGGTGTAACGCTTGATAAGGAAACACAGACTAACTTCGTCAATACGGCGATGGCTAATCTCAGTAAGAAGTGGCTGTCTCAACAGGCTATCAGGACATTCTTCAAGCCTTCCAAGACCGGATTAAGGGCAACGGTAGAGACGGTACGGACTGCTGAAACGGAGATAAACGCCCTTGTCCAGAGAACAGCCGGAACGCTTATCCCTAAAGGCACACAGACTGGTGCTTTAGCATTTGGTGGATTACCGAAAGAACCATTGCCACCTGCTGTAACTGCTGCCATTGACGCACTAGCCAAACAGAGGAACACCTTGCTTGTTCAAGAAAGAAGGGGCAAGGACGTTACTGACGAGATATTCCAGGTTGACAAAGAGATAGCGGAACTTAGGGGAGAACCGCCTATTGAGGGCAGGGCAGAGATAGCACCAGTTACTCCAGAGGTTGCCCCTTTAACTCAAGCACTCCAAGCTGAATACGCTAATCTTGTAGATAAAGCTGCTTTAGTTAATCCCGATGCCCCTGCCGTAATCAAGGCAACTGATATACTAAGCAAAATCACTCCCGAAAACCAGAGGGAGTTACTTATAAAGATTGAGGCTCTTGAGGATGAACTGAAGGGTATTGCTGAAGTACCCCCAGCCGAACCTGTCATAGCACAGGCACCTGAAGTACCTGACCAAGTGATACCTGCTGTGGCTACTCCTGATGTCCCGCATATCAAGGACATAGGTATATTAGAGAAAGTGCGTCCTACCCGCAAGGTATTTCAAAAGATGGGATTGGGAGAGGAAGTGTGGAAGCCAGCGTTCAAGGCTGAAACTGAACTGGCAGAGGCAAGAGCGGTCTTTCATAAGGAACTGACCGAGAAGGCAAAACTCATCGGCAAGGACAAAGAGCGTCGGGCGATGGTATTCCAGGAACTAGAAAACCCCGGCACTGTCAAGGGTCTGACATTCGATGAGAAACGGTACATTACTTGGTGGAAAGAGAAGGCTGACAAGTGGGCTGACGATTTAGGGCTTGCTCCCGAAGAACGGGTCAAGAACTACATAACCCATATCTTTGAGAAGGACATAGCACGCCAGTTAGAGGCTGAAGGCGCGTTAGACCAGGCAACGGCACGGATGCTTGAATATACTGCCCCAAAGACGATATTCAATCCATTCCTGCAAAAGAGACTCGGTGCTACTGCCGGACTGATTGAAGACCCGGTACTGGCTGCCGAAGCCTACTCGTCACGTCAGCTAAAGGTATTCTATTACGAACCTCTGTTAGAGAAGATAAATCTTTATGCCAAGAACGCACCTCCGGCAGCGTCCAGATACTTGAAAGAGTTCTCGTTAAGACTAACGGGTAAGCCTCTCAAGATTGACCAGGAAGTAAACAACACCCTCAAAGAGTTTGGTGATGCACTTGCCAAGATACCTAGATTTCAGCCAATAGCCAAGTATTTCCAAGAGGGCAATCCGAGTGGTATAGCAGCCTATAACTTCACCAGTGCTCTGTATTTTCTGTGGCTGGGTTTCAAACCAACCTCCGCAATCAGAAACTTGTCACAGCATACTCTTATAATGTCGGAAACGGGACCGATAGCTTTTTCAGACGGTATCAGGTTGCGCTTTACCGCGGAAGGCAAGGCAGCGCTCAATGACTCGCTGGTACTCCGTTCTCGTAAAGCGGCGTTCATACCTGGGATTGACGACTCACTGGCACAGAACTGGACAGATAAATTCAGAGAAACGGCGCTTGCCATGTTCCGCTTTGCTGATAAACAGAACGTCAGTGACGCTTTCCTTGCAGGATACTCAGAGGCAAAGGGGTTGCTACCCAACGCCGACAGACAAGTTTGGATAGACCGTGGTGACGAGGTGGCCGCCGACACACAGTATCTTTATACTAAATTAAACAGCTTTGCCATGTCGCAGTCCTCAATAGGTCGTGTCTTCTCCGTACTGACAACTTGGAGCGAGAACTGGCTGGAACTGATGGTCAAGTGGGGGAAAGCTAACCCCTCACAGGTCTACCTAAACTTTGAAAAACAGTCTGATGGAACATGGACAATGCCTAAAAAGAACTGGTTGACTAGGCGCAAGTCCATACTGACTTATATGGCGATAGTCGGGCTAGCGTTCTTCTTAAAAGACAGGAGTCGGTTAAAGGCTCTGGAATACACGGGACTGACATCAATCAACTACATAGCCGACATAATGGGTGGCGACTTCCCTGCACTGGAATATCCCGGTGCGGTCGCTGATATTGTCGCCGGTATTTTAACGGACGACGAGAGACGGATGAAACAAGGGCTGTCTGCCCTAGACCCCGTGAACCTGATGGGGCTAGGTCGTCAGATTGATGCTGTAGCTTCTGGTGATAGGGACTGGGCAACACTGTTCCTTTATCTACAGGAGAAGAATTGGGAACTCAAGAAACTTGAGGAGTCGTGGGAGAAGGGTCTGAAACCCTACGATGAACTAGAAACTGACAGGCAGAGAACCGACTGGAGAAAGCGAAACCCTGTAGGTGAAGCACGGTTGTTTGTCAGTGGTCAGTTCACTACCCTTTCTTCTGATGAGGCGAGGGCTGAAGTCCTCAGAATAATAGAGAATAATAACATCGACCCGTCGATGATACCGGGATATGATAAGGTCTTCGGTGTCGATACCAACGAGGAACTGACAACCGCCTCCAAGCAAATAGGTGACATACTCGTTCCCGAGAGGGATTTATACAGCACCTCCAACTTTGGGTCGGAGGTCAATAAGCTGGAAAAGACTGTCGGGCGGGATAAGATAATCGCTGACGGTAACGAACTGGCAATTGCCTTCCTGCAAGCACAGGATGAGTGGCAGGGATACGAAAACTCTGGTGATGAAGCCAAGACGCTGATGAGACAGCAGTTCCCCGACCTTGAGGCTAACCTGTTCTTTTGGGGACATGAGATAACCACTTTCAAGAATCCCAACAGTGCTGATTTAGTTATCAAGATGCTTGAGAAATACGGCGTAGAACCCGGTGGTATCAGGGCTTTCTACGACGACCCTTCAAAGTATGACGAGATATTCACCCCATTATTCGACCTGAAACGAACATGGTTTGATAAGCTGATTGAGTACGAGGCGGCTGATGAGGACGAGAGGGCTGTCTTATTGGAAGATACCGCCTTCAGGGACGGCAAACGGCGCATCGAAGCATACGACAAGGACGTGCCAACAGAAGTCATTGATTCCTATGTAGAATATTATGCCATTCCGAGCGAACGTAATGCCCAATCGAAAATGTATAGGATTAACCACCCTAAATTAGAGGAGTGGGGGCAGGAGAACTTAGAATGGAAACCACTAGGAAAGAGTTCAACAGAAATTACCGAGAAGTCATTTAGTTGGGCCGTCACTGCTCAGTGGCCTGAATTTGAAGACAAATATGAGGCTTTTGACGAATCTGAACGAGATTTCTTCTGGGTTGAGGCAGAGAGGCAGTATCTTGAATATAAGGTGCAGGGTACTGATTACATAAAGACCCACGACCTTCTCCATTATGCTATGGATAGAAGGGCACGTGAAGCAAATGATTTAGGGTTGCCGAGATACCACGTTGAACACGGTGGAGACTATCTTGGTATCTGGAATCCATTATCGTTATCTTATGTGGAGTACACCCTTATTCCAAGTAAAGGATATGATAATGAGAGATTCTTAATGGAACATCCCAAACTCGTTGATGCTATGGTGGACTTAGATCACTGGCAACCAAAAGATTTTAGTAATGTGCCTTCCGGGAAATTCGAGAGTTCACTAACCGAATATGAATCACTTGAGATAGGTACTGATAGATACAGGTATAGGGCTAATAATCCTGAATTTGATAAAGAAGGCGTTGAACTAGGAAGATGGGAACCTGTTGATGTAAGCAAGGTTATCCCTGAAGGTATCGTGAAATTACAGGAACGGTACGATAAACTGCCGGTCACTGGTAATCACAGACTGTTCTTCAGGCATCAGAACCCAACTTTTGAGGCATATCTGGTTGAAAAAGGATACGAACCACTAGGCGACAGGTGGATGGAGCCGGAAGACAGACCGAAGCCTGAACCAAAACCTAAATTAGAACCGATACCACCAATAGAAGAACCAGAAATTGACGAAGAACTCCAAGAAGAACTAGATAAATTAGAACGCAGACGCAGAGCGTTATTAAAATAGGAGGTAACACAACATAATGACGGACGCTAATCAGGAACCCAAGGACGCTATTCAGGAAACTGGACAGCCTTCAAAGGACTCCGCAGATAAGCCTTCGACACCACCGGAAACACTAACCAGAGTTGAAGCGGAAAAACTTGCGGACCAAAAGGCTGACGAGAAGCACTCCAAGCTCGACACAAGACTACGAGAACTGGAGAAAGCCGGCACCCGAAGCACCGCCGCCCTCGAAGCGGCAAACCGAAGGACAGCAGTAGCCGAAGAATCCCTCGCCGTCGTCCAGGTAGAAAAGGACAGGGCAGAACTCGAAGCGGCACATGGCAGTCCCGACGCACTCTCCCTCTATCAAGCGAAGATAGCGGCACGGGAACGCAAAGCTACGCTCGATCAGCGAGAGAATGACCTCACTCAAAAAGAGGCTGACCACGCTGACGAGATAGCAGAGGCACGGTCAGGTAAAGCGGCGATACTCGCTACTACAATCGCCCGTGAAACCGGCGTAGATGCCAGTCAACTCCTCAATCTCACTGACGGCTCCGAGGAGAAGATGAGGGCGGCAGCAGAGGTTCTTCCGAAGCTAAACGCCCCTGTTGTTCCAGCCAATATCCCCGACTCTGGTACTGGTAAAGGTGGTGGCAGGAAACTCTCCGACATGGACGATACTGAACTGGCAGATATATCCGATAAGGATTACTTCAAGCGGAGAGAAGCAGGCGAGGAGCTAAAATCCTCGTAAACAAAATATAAAACCAGTACAAGGTGTAACATGGGAGACTTTACTTCAGTAACCCCTCATATAATCGCTAGAGAATCTTTGATAATTCTCGAAAACGAACTCGTACTCGCCGGATTAGTCCACAGGAACTTCACAAGGGAGTTTCAGAAAGTGGGTTCGACGGTGAGTATTCGGAAGCCCGTGTCCATGACCGCCGCATCGGTATCCGATACGGTGAACGAGGTCACGCCGACCGAATCCAGTGTCGATGTCATTCTAAATGAGCATATCGACATCACCTTCAACGTAACCACGACTGACTTAACACTGTCGGTAGTTGACTTTAACGAGCAACTGATAAGACCGGCCATGATAGGTCATGCACAGTACGTTGATTCCCAGATAGCAGCACTCCACACCGCCATTGCCGGTCACTATAGAGTAACCGGAACTCAGGCAGTCGGTGACATCGCTGAACTCCGGGCAGTACAGAGCGTACTCAAAGTTCCTATGCAGGACAGGCGGTGCGTTCTCCATCCGGTGACGGAAGCAGGCTATATGAAGCTCGATGCCTTCCTGAACGCCCACAAGAGGGGCGACGGCGGAAGGGCTTTACGGGAAGCTGAGATGGGCCGTGTCATGGGATACGACTTCTACATGGACCAGAACATCAAGACCCATACCGGTGGCTTGCTGAGTGCTGACGGGACTGGTGCTATGAAAGGTGCTGGTGCCTCCGCAGGTACGACCTGCACCGTGGACGCCGTAGTTTCCGGTGGAACGGTAAACTTAGGTGATAAGTTCAAGGTTACGGGCTACGACGAGTGGCACGTTGTGACGGTAGCAGCTACCGCCTCAACCGCTACCATCATCCTGTCATTCCAGCCCGCCTTCCTTGTGGAGAACGTTGATAACTCAGTAGTTACCATCACCGACACTCACCGGGCAAACATGGCATTCCACAAGAACTGCTTCGCCCTCGTCATGGCTCCGCTTGCGCCGCCTATCGGTGGTGCGGCTGCGGCAGTGGTGAACTACAAGAACATCGCTGCACGGGTGGTTTACGGATACACGCAGATGACCAAAAAGAACCTCATCTCCATCGACCTTCTATTTGGCCGGAAGACCCTTGACCGTAACCTCGGTGCCATCCTCGTAGACGAGAACTAGACCTAACGGGGGAGGGGCATTAAGTAGCCCCTCCCCTAAGAAAAAGGAATTGAAAGGAATTGAAAGGAAGTGTTATGAGAATATTGTGGTCAAGTAATTCTCCATTCTGTAGCACGGGCTATGGAACACAGACAGCAAGCGCAGCCACCCATCTGAAACTGATGGGGCATGACATGGCAATCTTCTGTTTCTACGGAATAGAAGGTGCTCAAGTGGACTGGGGGGACATTCCTTTATATCCGAATGACCCCAGGGATTTCGGGATAATCAATGCAAAGATGTTCTTCGATCATTTCAAGGCAGACATCTTTCTTACCCTCGTCGATGTATGGGTACTCGGAGGTCTTGACCCCGGATTAAAATGGGTGCCGTGGATACCGATTGATATGGACCCGGTGCCTCCTACTATTCAGGACGTGCTCAAGAACCACCCTGCGATAGTAACCGTGATGGTGCAGTCGAAGTGGGGGCAAAGGAAACTGAAAGAAGCCGACATCGACTCAATCTACATACCTAATGATTTTGACACTAAACTCTACTCACCTCAACCGGAGTGGAGAAAGATAGCCAGGGAGAAATACGAGTGGGAAGATAAGTTCGTTATTGGGACAGTCGGTACGAATCATGGTGAAAGGAAGAACTGGAACGCCGGGATGCAGGCAGTTTCCACTTTCGAGAAGATGCACCCCGGAGAGATAAGATACTACCAGCATTGCAATCCGACCGACCCAAGAGGCATTAACTTGTTAGCGTTGCGTGAGAACCTTCAGATGGAGAAGTACACCTTCTTCCCCTCACAGGCGCAGGTAGCGATAGGTATCGAACGGGAGACGATGGCGAGAGCCTACAACGCTATGGACGTTTTCCTGATGCCGACTAAAGGTGAAGGGTTCTGTCGTCCCATCATTGAGGCGCAGGCTTGCGGGGTTCCGGTCATAGCAACTAAATGCACTTCGCATGAAGAGCTTGTCGCTGGTGGATACTTCATAAAAGACCTGATGAAAAGCTGGACTACTCAGAACGCATGGCAGTATGAATGCCGTCCTGATGAGATAGTCGAGAGGCTGGAAGAAGCATATCAGGATAAGAAGAACGGCTCAATCGTTAAAAGGCAGAAACAGGCTCGTAAAGAAGCCGAGAAATACGATGAGTCGATATTGTATACGGAATACTGGCCTCAAGCGATACAACAAATAGAGGCTAAACTTAAAGGACCGAAAAACCTTGAGGGTGTCCAGCAGTGGAGAAGGGTATTTATACCGAAGACCTGCGTACCGCGCAAGGTACTCGACATCGGCTGCGGTATCAAGCAGACATATAAGCCGGAACTGGAACACCTCGGAGAATACGTCGGGTTCGATAACAGGGAGGGGAAGGATATTGTCGTTGGTGACGCCCATCAGTTACCCTTTGAGACAGGTGAGTTCGGTTTTGTCTGGATGAGTGAGTTACTGGAGCACGTCGAGAATCCCAAGATGGTAATGGCGGAAGCCAAGAGGGTAGGCAAACACGGTGTCTGCATCTTCTCAACGCCGCAGAACACGTTCTTCAAGGGCGACCCGTCACATAAGATAGTCAGAGACGTGGAATACAACGTATTAGCTTCTGGTGACGGCATGATTTGCTGGTGAAATGTTAATAAAATTTGACTCTACATTTAAAGAAGCCTTAAAGATAGCAAGAGAAACTGATTTTGAAGCACAGGGAGTTAGGCTTGTAGGCATTTCTGCTATAGGCGGGTTTACCTATATGCAGATAGAACCACTGGCATCTGATGGTGTGCTTTCTGATATAGAGGCTTCTATTGGGAGGGTTAAAGCAGAAGCGGTTATGTCTATTCCGCCTAGTGGCTACCATAAAATGTATGAGATTTATGCGAATAAAGTAGACTCTGAATACCACTTGAATATGGTGGTAGAAACAGAGCCAGAATAATAAAAGGAGGCATACAATGGCAAGAGAAATTATTGAGGTAATCATACCTGCCGACTTGGATGGCCTGCCCGACGGGTCGACAAGATTTGCCGCTATTGAAGCCAGTGCAACGGCAGACCAAACTGGTGCTGAAATCAAGACCGCTTATGAAGCACAAGCTAATGCCTACTCCGATACCAAAGACACGAAGTTGACTGGTATTGAGGATAGTGCCACGGCTGACCAGACGGGGATTGAAGTACAGTCTCTTGTCACTGGCTTAGCGGATGCTGACCGTGTTCTAATTGGCAGTGAACCGTTATCTGGTGAGAAGAAAATCTACGGTATCCATCGTAATGCTGCTGGCAGTCTTGAACTAGATTCTGAAGATACTGCAGAGGTCTAATCGTGGTTAGAGAAGTAGAAGAAGTCGCTCATCCATCACTGGTTGACGGGTCAGAGATAATCATTCATTCTCATGCAGGCGGAAGGGGTGCTGATGTTAAAAGCGGTATTCAAACCGGTATTATTGATAATGGGTGGCGACCAGTAACCTTCAATACCGCTTTTAGTTCTATTCCTCATGTAGTTGCTGTTTTTGCGAACATGGTAGGCAAAGATGACATACTTGAAGTAGGAGAGGCAAGCACCACAGGGTTCAAAATATGGGTTTCTAAAGCTCATGGCGGTAGCGGAGATTATCATGATGTCTTTTGGATAGCCACTAATGCGGGGAATGCTTAAAAGAGATGGACTTCATTCATGGTAGGTGACTATAAGCAGCGATGTCGTGAGTTGGCTGAGAAGGCTGACATCTACTGGTCACACCCGGCACAGAGTGAAATAGGTGACTTTGATGCTTTCGTCTGGTATGACAGGAACAGGAATCAGATAACCCTGAAAATGCTTGAGGGGTTAAACATCAAAAGAGTCCTTTCAGTTGGCGGTAGAGGGTGGCAGGAACGGGAGTTAATGGATGCCATCCAAGTTGATGAGAAGTTTATCACAGACATAGTGGATGGAGAGGGTATCATTGAAGCTGCCGCCGAAGACCTGCCCTTCCCTGACGGTTACTTCGACCTCGTTGTCTGCCGTGAGATGATTGAGCACGTTGAGGACGACGTTAAGTTAATCAAGGAACTGCGAAGGGTACTATGTAAAGATGGTCACCTGTTGATTACCACTCCCAACGCCTATG